CAGATCCTGTAACAGTTTCCGTTCCTAGCGTTGTTGTTAAAGCGATACCTGTTGGTGTTGCTACTGCTGAACCAGAAATTGTTTCATCACCAATAGCGGTAGATAAACTTTCACCTGATACTGATACGATTGCTGATCCTGATACAACAGGAGTACCAATAGCAGTTTCGACTAATGCTTCTGCACCAACAACTATTGTAGTTTGACCACCAGCAGAAATACTGTAAGGACCAATTGTTGTGGTCATGGACTGACCAGTGACAGCAACTCCTACGTTTGGAATTACTACACTACCAATGTTTGTGGATAATGATTCACCAGTGACAGGTGCGTTTGCTCCTATACTGATAGTAGCGTCACCAATAGCAGAAGATAAAGCAATACCAGTTACAGATACGGTTGCACCTGCACTGACTGTGCTTGTTCCTACGGCTGTGGATAATGCTATGCCCGAAAGGGCAACGACTTCACTTTTGCTCCCTTGAGCACTAAACGAATCTTCAGCAAAGGTTGTAGTTCCAAAAAACATAACTGTATCTTAGCCCAACTACAACAAAAGCTAAATGATTATATTAAGATATTCTTAATATAGCGTTAGATGCGTCTGCTGTTGGGAACTGAATTGTAAATGTACCTGATGTAGAAGTCTTCACTGCACCGAAATCTAGAACCATAACTGCTGCATTTGTATTTGTTGTTGCAGAAGTGTTTGAATTATAAATTACGGCAGCTTGTGCTGAGATTGTTGCACTTGTAAAACTTAAATCACTGAAATCAATGAATGCTGTTGCACCAGATCCTGAGGCACCTGAATTTGTCAATGCTCCACCACCTGCAGCGTAAGTACCTGAAGCACCTACTTCGTTACCTGTAATGTACGCAGTAGTAGTAGCGCCAAGGGTTGCAGAGTCTGTATACAAAGCAAGTTTAAATGCGTCTCCACCAGATGCACGAAAATCGTGTTCGCCTTCCAATAATTCTACTTTAAAACTATTGCAGACTGCTTGTGTAATGGCCATCTTTACTTACCTCCGGGATCTACTGATCTAAGAGGAATACGGAGGACCCCATCTGCGTATTCATCTCTTCGTTTTCTGCCCATTTGTGTTTGTGCTAAAAATTGCATCGCTTGAGCATACTTTTGATCGTATAATTGCACATATGTAGGATTTTTCAAGTAGGAAAAAGCCTCAACAACTGTGCCATAAATTAAAACTTCTGGAGCATTAGTTGACAACCAAGTAGTAGTATTTGTACTAGATAATCTATCGGGTGTTTTATTATACCATAATTCTATTTCATAAGCTGCATCGGGAGTAGGAGCTACAATTAACGTATTATCATCCCAGTTGGCATAGTATTTTGGTTTTCCTGTATCTGATCTATCTACATTATATTCATCAATAAATGTTGTATCTCTTTGATCTAGCCATGTTCTATCATTAGTAATTTGATCTTTTATTTGAACTCCTCGCTCGAAAGCAAAATCAGGAGGCACTGTAATAAAAGGACTGCCTATGGTAAAACTAGAGAATTGAAATTTTCTAAAAGTATCTAAATCTAATTCTCTTTGAATTTTATTTTCTACATTTATAAGAAATGTATTGATAAGAGAATCAGTTAAAACCTCTGATCCTACTTCAGCATAGTCTCTTACATTGGATACAAGTTCAGAATAATTCATGATGTGCTCACAGTTACATTACCAAGTTTCGTAGCAATTAGCAACTTCCTGATTTCTGTTGAAGGTTGCATACCATTGGACTCAAAACTACTATCTCCTGGAGCTCCTACAAATACAACAACTGCTTGAGGAACATCTGGTCTTGGATTTTTTAAAGCTTCAGGGTCAGGTGCATGATAAGGAGGATCTAGTTGAGGATGTTTTGATTCATAACATTCAGGACAAACGAGTAAACCATTCCATTCTTTTCGTAAATCTAAATAATCATATTGTTGTCCGCATCTATCACAAATAGCTTGTGAATGTTTTCCAACTGCGAAAGACATAATTAGGTCCTAAAATAATTTTGTGGCACAAGATGAACAGAAGTTCTTTGACCATCTTCCGTTAATGCTCTTTGTAATTCATCTTCGTAATAAAGTTTCATTTCCTGTACTCTGCCTGGGCTATGTTTTTGTGCTAGATAGAAAGATAAACCAGAAACCATACAAGGTAAAAATCTATAAGGTGCATCAGGTGTTTTGGTGTAAGCACCAGCGTCTTCAATTCTAGCAACATAAAAATAATTAATTTGAGTATTTGTTGTATCAGGTGTGAGATACAAATTAATTTCTACATTAGATAAATTTCTTCTTACATAATATTGTGAAGGAGTTCCTGTAGAACTTTTATTAGGAATAGCTTGATACTCTGATCTTGAAATTTTTGTCATGGTAGTGTCTGTAGTACCATTTCTAAAAACTGCTTCTAACACATCACTACAATTAGAAGGAGCAGTGTAAGTTGTAGTAGTGGCTACCAGATTCTGAGTATGATTTGTTACTTTCCAAAGATGAACTCCTCTATTACCCCATTCAGATAATAAAAGATTTAAACTTCTTCTAGCAGACCTAATATCATAACCTGTTCTAACTTGTTTACCAATTCTCTCAAAAGATTCCTCTATAACGTCGTCGATATCAAGATTAAAATCTGTTGTACCTGAAGTAGCCATACTAAATTACTTTCCCATTGCCATAGCTTTACGTGGTGAAATCATTCCACCAGAAGCTTTTTTCATCATTCCGCCACCACGCTTCTTCATGACTTGTTTCTTTTTAGTCATGCCTCCGCCTCGCTTTTTGATTACTTGTTTCTTTTTGCCCATCATGATAGTTACCTCTTTTTATTTAATTGTTCGTACGTACGTTGCCTTTCAGCTACTACTTCTTCATAATAGTCTTTAGGCCATTTCTCATAATAGCCTATCTTATGAAGTTTGCAACTTGCATCATAGAGCTGTTTGAACTTTTGTATTAACATCATAGAATACTCTAAACCAGAGTGTTCAATAGGTTCTTCCGTGGGATCACAAAGAAATGCTTCACTATCGGGATCCGCAGGAGTTTCAGGATGAAAACCCATAAAATATACGTCTCTTCTATTGTAGGTTTTATTATAAAAATCTATCTTGTCTTGAAATTGTTCAGGAGAATATTGTTCCCAAAAAGGATCACAATAAATAATAATATCATGTTGTTTTTTATCCCAAGATTTAATGACATCGGTTAATTGTTTTTCATACTTAGATTTATCCATACGAACTTCAATTCGTACTTTATTATCTTTTCTCCATTTAGCTGCAAAAGGACAAGCTGGGAAACCTATGTGTTTGTTTCTTGGTTCTAAGACATTCTTAGACCAATTAATTACATCAAGTTTTATTTTTTCTGCTTGTTTTTTTCTTGACAATTGTTTTAACCATTTTTGGTTTAGGGCCTGTGTTACCTGCTGCTTGCTTTCTTCTAACGGCAGAAGTTTTCTGCCCTTTTGACATAGCCCTTGCTTTTGCTATAGGTACACACTTTGGATAATTTTTTCTTTTCTCTCCTCCTGATCGACCACATTTAGGATAAGACCCATCAGATTTTTTATTGGCAATATCAACCCATTTCTCTCCTACCCATTTACGAAGACCCATTACGTTCTCTTTGTGACTTTCCTTTTATTTTCCATTACTCCGCCACAACCTTTTGCGATTCCACCTTGATTGTAATTTGAAACTTTTTTTCTTTCTTGGGATACTTGATTAATCATACCTCCATCAGCCTTTTTATTTTTCTTTCCACCAGGAGTTACTTTTCCTGAGCATACAGCACTAGCATACATATTTGCATATGCGCTAGGGTAAACTTTAAATTTACGCTTTGCGGCTGCTTTTCCTCTTGCGCATAATTTTGCCATTTTTCTTTTTACTCCTTCCTGGTTTTGTTATCTGTTGTCTCATCTGAGCTCTGCTGATTGCCATGTTCACATCCTGCACATTCGCAATAAATACAAGTTTCTTGGCAGTGACACCAACAACCACATTTATCGCATCTAGTGATATTCATTAATCTCTTAAAATATCTTTAATCTCCTCTATGTCTTGTTGCATTGTTGCAATTTGAATCTTAATAACAGCAATGTCTTTTTGCATTTCTGCAACACTATCTGCCTTGACTTCAACAGCTTGAATTCTTTCTGACCACATACCCCACGTCATTAACATTGTGCCAAACAGCACGAGATAAGGCAAAGCTGTTTTCATATCTATATTCATTTTGTTTTAGCGCTCATGTTACTTAAAGGGTTATTTAAAGCCTTATTAATTTGTAAGTCAAGGTTTTCTTCAATGAGCTTGAGTTCATCAAATATCTCTCTTGTATCTTCTTTTTGTCTGTCCTCGATGTCATTTACAATTTCGGTGATGTGACGAATATCATTACTAGCGTTGCGTAAATCCACCTTCATATCCCCTTTAAGGTCACGCGCTACGGAAGCCACTAGGTTAATTTCGTCTAATATCATATCTAGTTCTGATTTTAAAACTGCTATTTCTTCATCATATTTAGATAGATCGGGAGCTGTGTAATCTTCTATTTTGGCTTTCATATCAAGATAATCATCATAAAACTTATATACTGTCCAACCACCACCGATGATTGCGCCTAATAAGGATAAGATAATGAAGAATTTTCCACCAGAAAACTTAATTCCCTGATACTCAATACTGGCC